ATTTAGCGAAGGGGATAGGACACTGATATGACACGTCAATGCCCGATATGGGGAACGTGGTTTGAGGCGGAAGGTAAATAATCGCGCCGGAATTATTAATAAAAAAAATAAAAGAATTACAGCTAAAGGAAAGAAAACAAAAAACACATAAGGCGTATAAAACGGGGGGTATCATGAGACAAGACAAGCATTGTGAGATGTGCGGAAATATAATTCCCGATGCTTACAGCCGGAGACAGTTTTGCAATCACTGTTCCAACGTAAGAAACGAAAAGCGTAAAAAGAGAAAAAATTATCCTCAGAGAAAAACAGAAAAGTATGAATGTATTTATTGCCACAAACTGACGGCGCGTAGCTTTCAGGGTTACTGTGATGTTTGTCGGTGTGTTTTAAGAAAAACGGGTTTTCTATCTATCGAGGGAGCTGGGATATATTGTTGAGGTGAGCCATGAAAAAACTAAAAGAGGTTTTAGATTTTCTGATTTTCCAATTTGATTATATCGCTGTGTGTTTAGCTGTGGGTTTGATGAGTTTCATGATTGCGCTTCTGGCTATGGGAATAATTAGTTATTTCTGGTGATTATTATGCCTTGGACAGCAGAAGAATTTAAGCGAAAGCACAATAAGAATTTAACCGATAAGCAGGCAAAAAAGGCCGCGCAGATTGCGAATAGAGTGCTCCAGGATACGGGAGATGAAGCACTGGCAATCAAGACGGCCAACGCTAGAATGAGATTGCTGAAGGAGTGATTAACAGTGGGAAAGAAACCCGGAAAAACTGTCAAGAAAAAAACAGTTAAACGTAAGGTTAAAAAAATCACCGCAGAGGAACCATTAAGCGCGAAGGAAGAGCAGTTATGCCGTGAATTTGTTGCAGATTTCGCTGAAAATCAGGTGCGGGCGTATATGCACACTTATGGCACTAAGAATTATGATTCCGCAAGAACTGAATCGTCTAAAATATTTGCAAATCCTAACATTAAGAAGAGAATTAAGGAGTTACGTGATGAGAGAAATAAACGGCTCGAAATATCTGGAGACAGAGTATTGCAAGAAATTGCAAAACTGTCATTTTACGACCCACGAAGATTTTTTGATGCTGATGGCCGGTTGAAACCGATTGATGAGATTAACCCTGATGATGCTGCCGTTATTTCGTCCATAGAAACGTACCATAAAATTGTCGGGGAGGAACAAGATGGTGTTGCTGTGCTCACCAAAATTAAACTACCAGATAAGGGGTCGAACCTAGAACGCCTCGGTAAATATTTTAAGTTATTTACCGATAAGAAAGAAGTTGATTTGTTGCAACCCCTTAATATTACTATAAAAAAATTCTACCGGAGCAAAAAGAAAAAATGATAGAACTACCGGCAAATAACTGGGAACCACGTGAGGATCAGCTGGGCTTGTGGGAATATTTACAGCAGGATCGCCCCGGCTTACGCGCCGTTGAATGTGCTCATAGGCGCTGGGGAAAAGACGAAATATGCCTGTACACGAGCTCAGCGAAAGCGTTTGAGCGTGTCGGGAATTACTGGCATTTACTGCCTGAATATAAGCAATGTCGCAAAGCTATTTGGGAGGCCGTCAATCCACGCACCGGCAGAAAAAGAATCGATGAGGCATTTCCACAGGAAATCCGAAAGAGCATACGGAATACCGATATGTTTATCGAGTTTATCAACGGGTCGACCTGGCAACTGGTGGGATCGGATACGTATAATGCCCTGGTAGGTTCACCACCGATTGGGATAACATTCTCGGAATATGCACTAAGTAACCCGCAATGCTGGGCGTATCTATCACCAATACTTGAGGAAAACGGCGGCTGGGCTGCGTTTATTTCAACATCACGCGGAGACAACCATTTTCACTCACTGGTGCGCATGGCTATGTCCACACCGGGATGGTTCGGCGAAATACTTACGGCGCGTCAAACGCCAGTATTTACTGCTGAAAAACTGCGTCAAATCAGGGCTGAGCTTATTGCCACGTTTGGCGATGACATGGGCGAGGCGATGTACCAGCAGGAATATATGTGCTCGTTTCAGGGCGCCGTGCTGGGCGCGTATTTTGCCAAGCAAATGGTCCGGGCAGAGAACGAGGGAAGGATTACTCATGTGCAATACCAGGAAGGAATCGAAGTTGATACATTTTGGGATCTGGGCGTCGATGACTCGATGTCAATCTGGTTTATCCAGCATATCGGCAGTAAGCACCACGTCGTTGATTATTACGAAAACTCCGGTTACGGGCTGGAGCATTACGCCGAAATTCTGGAATCCAAACACTATGAATACGGTAATCATTATATGCCGCATGACGCCAACGCCCGCGAGATGACTAACTCCGCGATTGCCCAGTCGCGCCGGGAAATTGCGCAAGACTTGGGAATTAACCCAGTTATTGTCGTCAAACGTGCCAAAAACATTGATGTAATCATTCAATTTCAGATTCCCGCAGTACGAAATATTTTACCACTCTGTTGGTTCGATAAGGATAAATGTTCCCAGGGGATATCAGCCCTAAAGAACTATCGCGCTGAATACGACGAGGAAAAGAAGAAATTAAGTAATCGGCCATTGCACGATTGGAGCTCTCACGGAGCGTCGGCGTTTATCACTTTTGCGGTTGGGTATGGCGGTATGCAGTACAAGGATGAGATAGATGATTAAGATTAAAAAAATAACGTCGCCGGACGCATGGGAATTGAGACAGGCCAGAATTGACGAGGCGATTGTTACCGGTCGTCCGTTTGTTGAGCGTCCGTCGTATTTTGAGCATGTGGATACCGGCCAAAAGTATTACGATTTGTTTGGTTGTATTGGTTGGCCGACGGAAGACACCGATAAGGACAAAGGCCGTCCTGGCTATGTTGCGGTAGTGGCAGTTGTGAAGTCCGAAAGACCAATCCAAAATGCGTGGTTCCGCCTGATGGGAGAAGGAGAAAGCGAGCATATCTCGGAACTGTTTGCTCATATATTGAGATTACGCGAAGAGTATGGATTTGGGTTGCAGCCAGCACTACTCCAAACATTCTTAGGTGATCCCGATAAGCACACCACACGATTGGCACTATTGAATGAAGAGTTAATAAAAAAATATGGAGATAACGGGGCAATACTGGTTGCGCCCCCGGAGGATTTTTACTGCCCGGAAATTTTTGAAAATTATAGGCGGACGCTTAATGAAGCGATAATATCAGACCGTTTTGCCTTCGGGGGAAACGAAATTCTGAAAGTACAGCACAGACAATTCAAGAAGGGAGACCCCGCTATAATGGCGGTAGGAGGGCTGGTGCATTCATTGATTGTTCGATGTATGTGGATGGATCAAGTAAGGGATAACATTTTTACTGTGGAGGATTAACTGAATGGAACAAAAGGCATTTAAAATGCAGGTGTCGCTGCAATCGCTGCCCATGCGGAAGTGTGCTTGTTGCGGAGAAGCCAAGTTTATCCCATCTGTCAATCTGCGTGAGGTTTCTGCGCTTTTATCGCCAAATGGGAAGCCTGGAGTAATCTTCACGGATGCCGGATTTATTTGTGCTACGTGTGGCGAGCAGGCGGATTTAACCCCGCAAGACGATAAGTCTGCGGGAATTGTTTCGGAGGAACGAGATGATAACATTCAGTGAGTTAATGATTGCCGTGATGGGAACCGTGATTCTTGTTTTGCTATGCGTTGTTGTCGGCGGCTGGCTGGTTTTTAAGAGTAAATCTCAGCCGGGAGAAGGGTTTATTGTGCGTCCAAAAGGCGATGCTTTCACGCTGCCCAGCGCGGGAGATGAGTTGTTTTCGTCTGAGCCTAGCGAGGAAGAAAAAGCCCTGTTGGGAAGAACGAAAGAATTTTTAGAGAGATTAGGGGGTAAAAGAGAATGAAAGGCTTACGTGTGAGATGTCCGAATTGCAAGCGTTGCGATTTCCTGACAACGGATAAATATAATCCTGATGTCACGCCTCACGGGGGCATGGTACGTTGCCTGTTGCCGTACCATATCGATTGGCTGACACTATCCACGACGTTGGCGGCTGAAATGTGCTGTCCCGAATGTCTCGCGCCGTTAGTGGTGGAAGGCCGATTAGTAGTAGTCGATGCGCCTACGCCACTGCCAGAGGTTGTTGCGCCGCCGGATGATGTGCCAGGGCAGAACGTTTGCGATGTCTGTGGGAAGTCGTTTCAGTCACCATTTGCGCTAGCTGGTCATAAGAGGTCGCATAAGAAGTGAGGACGGCATGATGAATCCGGAAACGAAAAAACTTGTAGAAATTATTTTACGATGTGTTAAAATGCTCCTGAAACTGCTGGAAGATTGGAAGAAGGAGACAGAAGTGAAATAAAAATTTTAACACATAGCCATCAGTCTATCCCTTGACCGCATAGACCGATTAGTCAATCGCGCCGATATCCGGCCCCATTGGAATTGAGAACTCAATTTTCGATGGGGCTTTTTTATTGCCCTGATGAGGTGAAAAATGGATGAGCGCTGGAATTTACACAACATACCGCCCAAAGGTCACGAAGAAGTGGCGGAATTCGCATTCAAATTATTTGAAATCGCCCGTCTGGAGAGAGAAAGACTGGGCATACCAAAGGCAATGTTAAATAATTATGCGTTATATCGCGGCTACCAGGGGCGACAGCAGACCGGACGGAAAGGATACCCGCAACAGAAGGGCGCATTGACGCCGATTAATCTGTACTTTGCCAATGTGGAGCGCACAGTATCAGTCATTACGTCCCGTAATCCTACCGGCGAAGTTGTCGATCTGGATGGGATGAATGATGATTCCGAAAAAATTTTGACCA